GTGTTCACCTCAGCTCGTGTTCGGGATGGCGGTGATCGAACAGATCAGCCTCACCCTGCCAGTCGCTCCGCCGGCGATGTCGTCTATCGCCACGCCCACCAGGTTCGCGTATGCGGCGGTGGCCGCGGCAGTGTTCGCAGGCAGGGCGCTTATGGTCCCGCCCACGGCGTTGTCGTTGTCCTCGACACCGGACCCGGCGTCGATGGCGGTGGTGTCATCCGCGTTCGCCATGTAGACCACGCAGCCTGGACCGGCCACGGCCACGCTCTCACCGCTTGCCACGGTGGCGAGAGCGACTCCCTCCACGCTCGCGGTGGTCCCCTTGACCGCCGGGTGGACGGTCTCGCTCACGCCGGTCCCGTGGATCGCGACGGCCTGGCCCTTGGTTATCGCCGCTCCGGCGATGTACTTCTGAATGTTGTCCCCGGACACCAGGATGGTGTCGCCCATGTCGGGGAACGCTGATATGTCTGCCATCTTACAACCTCCTCACGCTGTACCCGTCCGGCACGGTGAGCTCGAGATCCCTCTCCTGCTCCGGCACGGTCTGCGGGTTCGGCCTCTTCTCCAGCGCCTTGATGCGCTCCTCGTAGGCCACGTTCGCCTTCTTGACGCCCTCCAGCTCCTTGAGCTGCTCGAGCGCTGCGCCCAGCTTCTTCTCCATCTCGGCCACCTCCGCCGGCGGTCCAGCGGGCAGGGCGGCGAGCTTGTCCTCGCACGCCTTAACCCTGGCCTCCAGTGCGGAGAGAGCCTTCTGCATCTCTTCGTCCATTCTTTCACTTCCTGTTCCGTCGGCGTCCGCCTCGTTGGCACGCGGCATCACGCACCGCTCGCACGCTCCCCGGACCACGCTGGCCAGGCCACCGAACCAAAGGCTTGTGGCCTCCATGCGTTTGGTCTGAGGGTTGTATTCCTCGTCCCCGCCGTGCTCCACGCTCACGGCGAGAGGGTTGCCTGCCTTGGCGCGTGCGAGCGCCAGCGCCGCCGCGTCCTTTCCTGCCTGGGTGGAGAATGAGTAGAAAACGTCCCCGATGATCGCACCTGGCTCTTCCATGCCGGCCTCCCGGAACGTTCCATCGAAGCGCACATTGCGGACGTCGCCGAGCAGATCGGTCACGACGCTGCGCGGCATCTTCCCGGAGTGCCTGGCCCAGAAGCTGTTGTCCCGCCAGTTCTTGGCGTACTTCTCCAGGACCTTGGCCGGGTAGAACAGCGGGGTCCCGACGGCCGAGTCGGTCCATTCGCCGACCGCCAACAGGGGGACGTCCTTCACGATCATCCCGCCGTCGACCTCTTGATACTGCGACATGTTCAGGTCGCGGTTGAGCATCCTCAGGTGCTCGGGCATCAGGCCGCCTCCTCGATGACCGGGATCAGGATGCACCGGCAGTTGGGGTGCGCCGGGATCTCCGGGTGGTCGTCGATCGGGAACTTCTTACCATGATGCGCCCCGCAGACCTCGCAGGTCCGCTCATCCATGGCCGCCAGCCATTCCACGGTGGCGATGCCGTTCTTCTTGAACAGGTCCTCGTTGACCTGGTTGTGCGCCCTCATGGTCTCGGTGCGAGCGATGAGTGATGCCCGGCTGCGCTCCATGCCGGTGGCCTCGGAGACGCGCTTGGCGAGCGGCCGCGCCCCCTCCCCGGCCTCGACGCCCTCGATGAGCGCCGCGCTGACCTTCGCCTTGACCGACGCGGTCAGCGAACCTATCTGATTGTGCACGTTGATGACCAGGGCGTCGCTGAGCTTCTGCGGGATGCCGCGCGGCCCCAACCCAGCGGCGACCGCCTTGACGCCGGCGGTCTTGAGGAGCTGCTCCGAGAACAATATGGACCGCCGCACGGTGTCCATCAGCCAGGCATCGTGCTTGTTGCTCGCCAGCGATTCATACCGCTCCAGTTCCTCGTCCACGACCTCCTGCAGCTGCTTGGGGTCGGTGATATTGCCGTAGGCGACACGCTCCACCACGGACTGCAGCGCGGTATTGAGGTCTTTCACGGCCTCGCTGGCACGGCGCTTCTCCGTTGCCTTGAGGCGGGAAGGGTCGCGCTGATCCACACGAGCGGCTAGCGTACGCATCAGAACGCCTCCTCTTCGGTGATGCGCAGACGCTTCCTCGCCCACGCCGGCCCCACTATGGGGCTGAAGGGGTCGGCCTGCAGGACCTTGGCGACGTACTCCGCCTCCTTGAGTTCGTCCTCCGGGCTGACGTCGTTGAACTTGAGCTTGACCGCGCCGGGAACGCCGGACAGGCGATCGATGAGCTGAGGGTTGTAGATGCGCTCCAGGCGGCGGTGGACCATGCCCACCTTGTTCTCGAACACGTCCTGCCGCACAGTGGCGGTGGACCTGTTGCTACCTTCTGTCACTCCCAGGACGTCCAAGGGCACGCCGAGAGCGCAGGCCATGCGCCCGAGGGTCAGGTCCGAGTAGAGCTTGGTGTTGCCCACTCCGGTGGCATCCAGAGCGGTGATCTCTACGTCGCGGCACGTCGCCAGCTCGGTCTTGCTGTTCAGGTCGTGGAGCTGGTCAGCCACGGCGTCGAGCGCGGGCTGGCCGGGGTCCTCCCCTTCTCTCCCAACCCGCGCATGGTATCGCGGATGCCCATGGCGCTCGATGGCGTCGGTGAGCGAATCTATCATCCGGGCGTCCCGGTCTATGTCGTCCTTGGCGCTGTTGATCAGCGACATGCCGTACTTCGCGCCGCCGACGTGGAAAAGGGATACGTGCAGGATGCGGTCCAGGGACAGGGATATGCTCTCGCTCTGGCGGTTGCCGTAGTATTGGACATAGCCGGCCGGGACGCCGGCATTGTCGGTGATGATGTCGAACATCTTCGCCGGTCGCGGTAGGATGGCCACGATCTCCCCCTCCAGGTCGCCCATCCCCGTGGCGAGCTCCTGGAAAGCGTCCCCGAAGACCAGGGCGTCCACGATGCCCTGCCAGAGCGATCCTTCAATGTCCAGCTCATCCAGGCGGGCCTCGACGTCTTTGACCAATGCCTCGTTTTCGCCGTCGACGTACCAGCCGTTGCTGAGCGCGTACAGGGCGTAAGAGTCGATGGCCTCACGGACCGGCCCGCCCTGCAGATAACGGACCTCCCATGATTCCAGCTCGGCTAGGTCCCTCTCGCGCCTGGAGAATATGTTGCGCCCGGGCCTCTTCGAGGTGGACGCTGGGTGGGTGTACGAGTTGATGGCGGGATTGACGGCCGAGTTTAGCCTAGCTATTGCTCGGCCAAAAAGTGAGCGTCCGCCCATCCCGGTTTCACTCATCGTGCCTGTTTAGGTGCCTGCGTGAATTTATAACCGGAATTCATCACGGACCTACCTGACCGCATATCGCAGGAACCGGCTAGGGTCGGACGGGGCGCTGTTCGGGATGAGCTTGGTGATTGCCCACACCAGGGCGTCCATGCGGTCCGGTGACTTCTCCCCGGGAACCCACTCGCACATCTGGTCCTCCAGCTGCGGGTACGTTCCGACGTGGTGGACCTTGCCCTGCTCGTACAGCGCGGACACCGGCTCGGCCCTGATCAGCTTGCCCCTCGACGCCGTGACCGGCTCATAAGGCACGGCCGGGTCGACCGTGCGGATGTTCACCTCCACCAGGTCCCCGCCGTTGTTGACCTCGCCGACTATGCGGTCGGCCTTGTGCTTATGGTATGAACGTACGGCAGCCACGGCCCATTGATTGGCGCTGCCCTGCAGAGAGCTGTCCTCGAGGACGTAGCAGTGTCCGGACGCGGCGATGCCGGCGGTGATGATGCCGGTCTCGTCGCTGTCCTCCTTGTTGGTGACGGCGGGGTCCACGGCGGTGATGATCCGGATCAACGGCGGGTGATCACGGACCCGCAGGTTCTCGATGACGTCCCGCTGCCAAAGCGCGCCGGGGTTGTCGTCGAGGATCTCCCCGCCTAGCTCCTGCCTTCCTAGCCGCGTCCCCTCGTACCGCTCACGGATGCGCTGGATGAACACCGGGGAGAGGTTCTCCGCGTTGTCGAACGTCGAGAACCGCACGTCGATCGTGTCGGGGTCGATTATTAGCCGGCGAATAATCGGGATAGGTCTCGGAGTGGTCGTTACGAACACCTGGGGGTTCGGTCCGAGCCTCAATCCGAACATGAGATTGTCCCAACACTCCTCCGGGTAGCGGTACTTGGCGAGCTCATCCACCCATGCCGAGTCGTGCTGAGGGCCTCGGAGCTGGTCCGGCTCGTCGCCGTTGTACGCTACGGCCACCGCCCCGTTGGGGAACGTAAGGCGGCGCTTGGACGGTTCGTACACCGGCCGCTCGTGAGGGCGTGCCACCTTCATGATCGAGGACTCCCCCAGCTCGATCATGGTGTCCCTTACATCGGCGGCCGTCTGACCGACAAGGGCGATGCTGCGGTATCCTTCCCGCACCCGCTGCAGGACCCATTCGCTGCCCGCCCTGGTCTTGCCCCCGCCTCGCCCGGCCCTCATGAGGTAGGTGGACCACTGGCGGTCCTTCGGAGGTATCTGCCCCGGCCTAGCCTTGAAAGCCCACCGTGAGGCGTACTCCCTCAGGACCTCATCATCGCTGACGCTTGGCAAGGATTTCCCGAGCACGGCGTTCCACCTCCTCGTCGGTCATCTGGGATAGGACCTCTTGGGAGGATGGGGCGGACACCGGGGCGCGCTTCT